ATCGTTTAAAGCCATTTCTAACTCCTTTATGTTTTATTTGGGTTTAAGTCAGGTTATGGCTCAAATGCCTTAACCTAACAGTTCTTCAATGTTTCCATCTGAATTAAGTAACGCATCAAATACATCATCACCTGGGTTACTCTTTTCCCCTGCATTATTAGCACTACCTTGGCTTTTAGGTATGTCACGGACATTTTTCATCTGATTAAGCATATCTTCTTTGGTAGAATTGGCTACATTTTGACTTACTTTATCTTGATTCATTATAGTAAACATATCGTCAAATGTCATGCCTTTTTCTTGAAAGCGTCTATCTGAATCTGAAACAAAGTCTTTAAATTCCGCATCTGTCATTCCATGTCTTTTTTGGAAATCTAAAGCCTGTTGAGTCATATATTGTTTAGCATCTTTTTGAGCTTGAACTTGTCTTTGCTCATCCATAAGCTGTGAAGTACGCTGTCTTACTACATTATCTACCATAGAATTGAAAACCTTAGCTGAATCTGAATTAGGGTTGTTAACCATATCTTCAGAATCAAATATAAAATCTTCATCTAGCTTAAGATGTTCCTTAATGTTTTTTGGAGTACTACCTCCATCATTAAAGTAACCCTTAACATGTTCTATTAAGCCACTATCATTTTTCATCGCATCTAACACTGGAACGAAAGGTTTCAACTCATTAAGTTGGGCTCTCAATTTTTGCGCCTCACGACTGGAATCACTATACCTTTTCTTCAAGTTTTGAATGTCTGGGTCTTCCTGTGATACCTGTTGAGTTTGTTCTTTATTTTCAATGGGACTCTGAGTAGAGGTTTCCGTATTTTGAACATTCTCATTATTATCTTGAACGATGCTATTAACATCATTTTCAAGTGCTGAAAAGAAATCTTCACTTTCAGAGCCAAAAACAGCTTTTTCTGCTATTCCTGGGTTACTTTGCGTGTCATCTTTCATACTATTTCTCCTTTTATATCTTTATAATATAGAATTAATTATTATTTAATTCCAAATTCTTTTCAAATTCTTTTTGCTTGTCTATATTTCTAGAAAGTTTATATTTAGAATCAGTTTGCTCAGTATTTCTTAAATTCCTTTGCATAGCCTTTGTTTCTAGTTCGTCTTTATATATAGAAGCCTTAGAATCTTGAACCTTTTTGCTAACTTCAACGCTACCCTGCATAATTTTATTTTTAATACCTGCCTGAACAACCTGTCTTTCCAGAGTTTCAATAGTACCACTAAGGTCTTTGATTTTCTCTTCTTGATTTCCAATTTTACTCTGAAGTTGCGAATATAAACTTTTACGTTTCACGATTTGCTCCTTATTTTTTACATCAGTTTCTGCGAGAACAGCCATATCATCTACAACTCCTAATCTCATTAATTCTTTCATTTCTGACAAATAAGCCCATCTATTTACTGGTAGCGTAGAACCAGCTACAACCCTTGTATCAAATTTTGCAGATGGATAATCTCTCCATCTTCCAATAGCTTTACCTAAATCATTATATAGTGGGACATTTATTTCTACAGTTTTTTCTTGGTTAATAGCTTCGGGCTGAACTATCCTAAATACTTTATGAGCAGAATATACAGCTTGAGAATATTGCTTAACGATTTCACCAACTTGCTTTAATGCAGGTTCGATACAATTTTTAAGCCAATATTTAATTCTTCTAGTCCCATATTCATCCATAGCTAGCATGCCTTTATATGGCATATCTTGAGTTGCTCCAACATCTCCTTGCATAGCAGAATATATACCTGCTAAATATTCCATATCCTGCTTACCTGTTTGCGTTAAACTAAAAAATGCATTATTTAATTGAAATGGTTGTACTGGAGTTGGAGGATTATAACCTTGCCTCAATGGGAGCAATGCTCCAGGCGAACTTGAATACTGTTCCCAATAATCTGTATCTATACTTCCTTCTTCATACATCCATCTTAACGAACTTCCAAGAGATGCATTATGTATCATTAATTGATGAGCTTTATTTATTTCTCTTTGTTTTCCAATAAGGGGAGATACAGCACTCATAGGGAATGGAGTACCTGTCCACTTGTAATGCAATGGAATAATTGGATATTCTTCTAATGGAAGATATTTTGTATATAAAGCTTTATCTGAGACAACACATGTTAATTTTACTACATTCTTATGGAACCTAACTGATTCAATTATTCTTTTAGAAAATGTATCCTGCTTAGATAGTATATCAAATTCTTTTTTAGAAAAAACTTTGTTCTCTGTTTTTGAAGCCTCTGCATGTAATTTATTTTCTATCTCAACATGAAAACTTTCCAGTTGGTTTTTCATCATCTCAGCTTCTTTTTGTAACTCTAATTTCATTCTCTCTGGGAGCATTTCTCCCTTTTCAACAGCTTCTTTCATAGCTAATTCTTTTTCCATCATACTAACTTGCATTTCCTGCTGTAGTTTTGCAACCTCCTCCATAGCTTGTTGTTTTATTTGAACTAATACTTCTCTATTAGGAGGAACGCTATAAAAGACATTTACAAATGGCATCTTCTCTTTTTCATAACATTCAAAGAATTCAACAAGTTCATTTTCCTTTGCTGAGTATAATCCATTATTTGAATCCATTTCTTTGTAGCCAAAATCATGTTGTTCCATATCAGTTGCTTTTTCACTATAATTTTCATAAGAGCTTTCATTAGATGATGCTGCCATTATCTTTCTTTTGCTATCAGGGAACAAATTGACAAGGTGTCCTTTGGGGAGTATTTTGCGGATAAGAATATAGGCAGCATCTCTAAATAATATATCTCTTGATTTATTATCGACATAAATATCAAATGGGTCTGGTTGTTGTATAACTACTTCTCCCATGCCTCTATCTGCGTCAGCATCTACAGTAACAAGAAGGTAACCAATAGATTTAGTAACAGCATCATTTACAGCATTTGAAAGTAAAGTAGTTCCATCAGAATTATTCCATATATAATCTGAAATATCTGAAAATACAGAAGCTACGTCAGAGTCATCTCCAGTAACTCCGATAGCTTGCCATCTTGGATTTGTAGCAGTAGCATAAAAATTTAACATTTCAACAACAGGAATTATTCTATTTATAGTAAACGTAGGCATTCCCTGTTCTTCAAGTGCTATCTTTTCGTCATAACTTAATTGATTATCATTTGCAAAGTCGTACCCTTTTTGATTAACATATTCCCACTGAACTCTATTATCAGTTTTTGAATATTGATATAATTCTGCTACTCTTTGAGCTACCTTATCTGCTTTTTTAGCCATACAATTCTCCGTTAATTTTTACCCTCAATGCCCACAGTATGCTCATCTAAGTTAGTTCATGAAAACCTAACGCCATACCGTCACCCTATGCAATAACCCAAGATTTAACTTGAGGTTTCTTTTTAAAAAATCTTTTTTCTTTTTTACCTTCTTCGCGTATACCAACAGGTGGATTAGCATACTTGCATGCATATGCCAATGCATCTATAGTATCATCATGTCCCATACGAGGGCCAAAGGTAATTATTTCATGCTCCAAGTCATACTGTTCTTTCTTTAAATGTATCTGACCTATTGCAAATCTTTGAGCCAATATTTCCTGTATTCTATCACGCTTACTCATTCTAGTTCCAGGCTTTTCTTCCTTAAAACGAACAGAGAAGTCATTCCTTCTCCTTGTCTCTGCTCTTAACGCTTGGAATACAGGTTTAGACATTGTAGTATCCTCTACAACATACAAGCTAGGATGGAAGATGTCTGAATAATCAAACATATAATCCACTATACCTTTATTCCTTTCTCCTGGAATTCCTAAAACTGGAATACCACGTTTTCTTAAATAATCAAGAACATAAATATTATTATCTGAATCTACAGCTATTACCACTATAACACTATAATCAGCATCCCTTCTTTGGCTGTCTGTAGCAGGGTCAACTCCAGCAAATATATTAACTGGTTTTAACTCTTCATCTATATTCAAAAAACAAATATCACTCTCTTCTTCATACTGAAACTTTCCTTCCCAGTATTTAATATGGTCTCTGGTGAACATTGAATCATCAGCAGACTGAACTTCCATCATATATTCTTGATAAAACTTATATGGCTGACCTGAATCCGCGTAGAACTTCTTTTTACGCTCCATTTCTTTTTTACCAAACCAGCTATTCCATAGCATGGTCCCATCATCTAAAATAGCTTTCTTAAGTACTACATCCCAAGAAAATTCTTCACCTTGTTTAACAGCCTTTTCATAATTGACAATAAGGTTATTAATAAAACTATCATAATGAACAGGTGTCCCATTAATACGCAACCTACCCGTAGCAGGCTCAAGGGCAGGGAAAACAACAGCAGTAATAAGGTTCGAATTTTTAGCTCTAGCCTCTGGGGTAATGGTATTATTCTCGTCCTCGAAGTCATCAAGAGTTACCAAGTCATATCTTTTATGAAGTTTGGCACCACCTCTAATACCAGAGATATTGGACTTTGAAATAAGTTTACAACCATTCGTTGTCTCTATATCTGTTTCTGTCCATTTTGTGCCTTTTAAACTACCGAAATAATACAAAATTCTTTCATTAAACTCCAAATGATATTTAATATAATCCATATTACCCGTTGCAAGTTTTGCAGTAGCAGATACCCATCCATAAAACAACGGTTCCTTTGTAAAACAAAAAGCTTGCAATATATCACACTTAGTTAGAACTGTTTTCCCATGACCTCTAGGTAATATAATAGCTACTTGTCTTTTTTCTTTATCTGTAATAGCATCTGCAATTTCATAATGAAAAGGAGGAGTCTCAGACCTGAGGAAGTCATCTTGTAGGAATAGTTTTCCAAAAGCAATTAAATCCTTTGAGGCTAACTGAAGTGCTTCCTCCTGTTTCGATAATTGTTTAGGTGAGTGTTTATTAATATTTGCCACGTTTGGACTTCTTTTTTCCCTTTTTAGTTATTCTCTTCCCTGTTCTTTTAGCATAAGCTTTGGCCGCTGCCTTACCTTTCTTTGAATACCCGAATTTCTTTCCTCCTACCTTAGGCATTACTTGCCCCCCTTTTTAGGTTCTAAATCTTCTAATGTTATTATGTCATCCATATATAATCTCTCCATTAAATTTATCTATAATTTTTTGAACAAAATCACTTCTCCAATATTTACAGCCCTTAGATAATACATCTACAGGAATTGCTCTTGGTTCTTCGAACCATCCACAATTACCTTTTTCATGCAAACCACAGGCTATACAACTACTCTGCTTCGATTTCTTTTGGTCTTTGGGCTTCATTAATCATACTATCTGTAAGTCCTTGAAACTGAACTCCAGTAATTTGTTGTACCTTAGCAGAACTCTTATCTTCTAAGTCTAATATATCAGCAAGTTTAAATAATGCTTTTAATTTAGTTTCATCCTTTTCAGAAGTTTGTGCTACTATCTTAATATTTTCAAGTACCATTCTTTCATCTATATCTAATTCTTGTAATATTGGCTTTAACTCTTCTTTCACAGCAGTTTTTATCCTTTCTGTTTTGATTAGGTTGACAGCCTTCATCCTAGCGTATCTCTTATTGTTAGTAGGAAAAGCCTTAACATACGCATCCTCAGGTTGCATCCCTTGAGATACATACTGAACAAACAATTCTTCATTAGCAGTCATTTTCCTTCTCTTAAAGACCACTTCCTCTGGAGTTGAATCCCCACCAAAGGAATATATATTAGCTCTCTTACTAGTATCCATATATACATTTTTAGTCGCAACAAATGTCCCAGTACAAGTGCCTATATAGCCCAGTTCACCATTCTTTCTAAGCATAGAACCTCTCCTGAGGACCTGAATTACGCAATTATCATCGGATAATACCCAATCTCCAATGATGCCCTTACGCCAATCTTTTATAATATTTAATTTAGGGGGAGTTTCTTTTACTGAATCATATACGGTATGCTTCATACCTTTAACTCTATAATACCTCATGCTTCTCCAACATCATACAAAGAGTCCATCATCCTTAAATCTTCCTCATCAAAGTATTCTTCCATATACTGCCAGCTTATGTCTATAGGCCCTGAAAAGCCTTCCTTATCTATACTTTCACATATATATTCGACAATACCACTGTCCTCACTATAGGCTATCTCTAGCTTATACACAAGGCATCCCTTATCTAACTTCTTTTTCTTACTATCTATTTTATTTGACATATGATTCCCTTAAGCTATGTGAACAAATCCTCAAAGATTTGTGAACCACTACCCACTTAAGCTTACTGTAGCTTAATTTATAGCTGAAATAATTTTCGTTAAATATGAAAATATATAATAATAGTTTAATTACTTTTTTTTTAAAAATCAAGACTTTTATTTATAGCCTAAGTTACTGAAAAACAAGGACTTAAGTTTTTTATATAACTAAGATTAAAAACTGGTTAAGCAATCCTAGGGAGGTTTCAAAAATTATAGGATTTTATCGGTTGGCCTATTTAACATAATTAACTCCGCATATAGCTTTTTTTATATGCAAATTAGGTTATTTTTCATTCTGAATTAGATTTCATTTTAGGTAGCCCTGTGGGTATACAGGTATCAAGCCGCACATAATTGCAACAGCAAAGCAAGGCTACCTATTCAAACAAACCAAAGAAAGGACAGTTAGTTATGCAATCAGATTATACATTATGCAAGTTAGAGAAGAGAGATTGGGTCAACAAAAAGGGTGAATCAGGCTCCGACTATGCCCTTCACAATACAACAAGAAAAACCACAGAGTTTGGTGGACACGAGTTCTCAGGTGGTGTTACCAAGAAGGGTGAGAAGTTTGGGAATAGCAAGGAATATACAGTATTCTATTGGTCAAAGAAGATGTCAGATGACCAATACCAAGAGTTTGTAGATGAGTACGGAGATGAAGTTTACTGCCATATTCCTACTGAAACATTCCTATCTGTGAAGGAATACAAAGATTTAGGTCTTGATGCTACAGTTTCCAATGCTATCCAACCTCAATCCTCATAGTTTCGCACATCAATAGCAGAGAGTATCCTACAATGGGGTACTCTCTCGCTTCCATGATGTATTATAAACAAACAGCACTCTAACAACATAAACAAGGAGACACGATGAACTACGAGCTTAAGAAAGTATTTGACCGCTATAAAACATGGATTGTACACTGTTTTATGACATTTATAACCATAACCATGACTTTCGGTTTAATAGCCTTATTCTTCCGATTTGTACATTGGATATTTACATACTAAAGATTGAAAGTCCTGAGCAAGACACAAAACGGCTCACAAATTTATATTTGGGTTGGATAATCCAACGACCTGTATGGTGGGATAAAGCAGAGTAATGAACTGTGTTGATATTTATATCTGTTCTGCCATACTAAAGAATTCTAATGCGGAGACTACGCTTGGTAGCGTGACCTGGCTCATAACCAGGACCAATTGTTAGTTCGATTCTAACCTCCGCTACACATTTAGAGAGGTGAGGTTATGATGCTAGTCACATCAAGGTGGGGGTTCAATAGTTACTCAAAAGGCTCAAAAGACTGCCATGAATTCTGAGAGTGCTATGGTAATCTCTCTAATAACATTAAATAAGGAGAAGACAATGAAAGATGCTATACTATGTGATGTAGACGGTACTGTAGCCTTAATGCACGGTAATAGGACACCATTCGAGTTTGATAAAGTAATGAGTGACAATCCAAACAGATGGGTTATAAGTATTATCTTATCATTTATTAAATCAAATCCTGATGTTGAGCTAATATTTATGTCAGGTAGAAGTAATAGTTGTTACGAATTAACATTTAAGTGGTTAAACGAGTATTTTAGAGAAGAATTTCTACTATTTATGAGACCTGAAGAACAACTATATGAACCAGACGCTAAGATAAAGTATGAACTATACAGTAGAAATGTAAAAGACTTGTATAATGTATTATTTGTAATTGATGATAGACAACAAGTAGTTGATATGTGGCGTAATGTAGCTGGTTTAAATGTAGCTCAAGTAGCTGCAGGTAACTTCTAATCAGACCAAGTGAAGCAGTTCTTATTATTTGCAACGGGTAATAAGTAATAACAAAGGAGTGACGGACATTGTAGCTCCTATTCCACTCTGGCTTCACTAATCAATTAAACTTATCGAAACAAGGATAAGAGGTAGATAGCTCTGGGAGGTGGATTGACTATGATAGGGAGCTAAAATAATGAAACCTCCCAAAATTTATACCAAAGATTAAATTTAACAATCACAAGCCATAAAGGAGAAATAATGACTAAAAAACAGAAACAGAGAGAAAAATGTTCATATCTTAAGGGACATGATGCCCCATCAAAGGATTCATATCAACAAGATTTACTTAATTGGTGGTTGGAATATGCTTGTGGAGATGACAAGTTTGATGAAGGGGAATATAAAACTCCTGTCGATATAATGTCAGCAATAATGAGATTAAGAGATTATATGGGTGATGACCCTGAACAAGGTTATGGATTTTCTAAAGACTTAACATCAGATAGTAAATTTAGAATTATTGAAGCGATGTTGTGGAAAGTACAAAAAGCTTTAGCTAATTTAGCTAATATGGAAAGATAGTGTATAAACAATAGGAGGCGTTCCTATGAATGAACGAGCAAATGATGTCGAAGCACAGATGTTAGCTTTACTTGATATAGTTAATAATAACTACATTCAAGCAATTAAGCTGGTGTGCGATGATATTCAAGTAAAAGAGTCAACCGTAGAATTATAAATACTATCTTGCGGATGGTATGGCTCGTGATAAGAGATGAGGGTGAGGTGAGCTATCTTGCCCTCTTTTCTTTATAACTATAGAATTTAAATAAAGGAGCCAAAATGCATAAGATGAGTAAAGAGTCAGCAAATACATTAGCGAGTTTACAATGTAGATTAAAAGATGCTACTAATAAATTAGATGATGCAGAACAAGTATTAAAGACAGTATTCACAATGTGTAATGCTGCTTATACAAGAGAAGATATTAAAATACAAATCAACACATATTGGGGGGTTAATAATGAAAAGAAATAAAACAATTTATAAATCAATAATAGATAAATATGGCATAACTGATGCCTTAGTCTGTCCTCAATGTAATGGTGAAGGTCATTTCCTTGAAGATAATACTCACGCTAACGGTGGAACAATGAGTCCATATTTATGTGATTGTTGTGAAGGTAAGGGTGCTATCACAGAAGATATGATAGCTAATATAATGTTTGATAGTAAAGGTGAACCAGTAATTATCTATAAGAACCATAAGGACGATGATAATACCCCACAATTTTAAATAAGGAGATGAGCCATGTCAGACATGATGGGAGAGAAGGAATTCTTTGAAGTAATGAAATCTAACAATCAACATCTAACGATGCAAGAAAGATTTCTAATAGCAGAGATAATAAATGCTTTCACCGAAAATAGAAAGCGAGATAAAGCGGAAGGAGCCATATGATAGGAATAGGTAATGGAGAACCTTGTCCTTTCTGTAAAGGTAAGGATAAGTTTATAAGTACAGCTGATAATAGTTTTGTAGACCATATAATGAAAGAGCATCCAGAAGATATGGCTACATA